AATCATATGTTGGAAATGAAAACTGAATGTGTTATCCGTTCAGCCTATTTTAGAGCTACAAGACGTTATGCTCAGTGGATTACTAAACAAGAGGGTATTGTTAAGGAATCATTAGATGTGAAAGGACTAGAGTTTAAGAAAGCTAATTTCCCACCAGTACTAGGTAAGTTTTTCCATAAAGCTTTAGTAGATGTTCTAAAAGGTGCCCCTCAAAATGAAATAGACAATAGAGTTAAAGAATTTAAAAACCAAATACTAGATGGTGATATCCCATTAACTGAATTAGGTAATCCAACATCAGTAAAAACATTAAATAAATATACTGAACGTAAAGCTAGAGCAGGTGAATTACTTAGTACTGTAGCTAAAGGTGCCCCTGCAGCTGTAAGAGCAGTTATTAGATATAATGATTTACTTAGATTTTGGAATTTAACCAATAAACATGGTTTAATCACTCAGGGTACTAAAGTTAAATGGATTTATCTAAAACCAAACCCTTATCAAATTGATGCATTAGCATATCTTGATTATGATTTACCACCTAAAATACGGGATTTTATGGAAAAATATGCTGACCGTAAAAAAGTATTTGAATCTATTCTATTAAATAAGTTAGAAGGATTTTATTCAGATCTTGGTTGGACTTTATCTTTAAATCCATATAAAGACAAGTTTTTTAATTTTGATTAATTTTTTAAATATGACCCAAAGGTTACTTCTATAATATGTTATAATTTATAAAAATGGAAGTGATAATTATGGGTGTATTAAAATTACTCAAAAAACAAGTTTATGAACATTAAAAATCTTTTTGTATTTATTTTTGTTGCTTTAACATTTTTTCAATCTTGCTCTACAGACGAAGAAATTATTCCTTCACCACAACCTTTTCCTACTAATAATATAATCGTAACTAATAATATCACTGAAGATACTGAGTGGTGTAATGAGATTTATGTCTTGAATGGAAAAATTGTAGTTGAAGAAGGAGCTACATTGACTATCTGCCCTGGAACTATTATTAAAGGTAGTGGGGGAACAGGTGTAAATGCTTCATCATTATTAATTGCTAGAGGTGCTAAAATTATGGCTGAAGGAAATGCTAATGCTCCTATTATTTTCACTTCTATAGCAGATGAAATTTCTTTAGAAGATGTTGATAATGGAAATTTTGCAAGTCCTAATCTTTCTCCAGATTTTAATGGGCTTTGGGGTGGTTTAATTGTTCTAGGGAATGCACCTATCTCAGCTTCGAATGCAGAAGGTGATGTTTCAGAAGTTCAAATTGAAGGTATTCCAACATCTGATATTAATGGTTTATATGGGGGGAATGATATTGAGGATAACTCAGGAGTTCTTAGTTATATTTCTATCCGTCACGGTGGGACAAACATTGGTGAAGGAAATGAGATCAATGGATTGACTCTAGGTGGGGTTGGTTCTGGAACAGTAATTAACAATATTGAAGTTGTTGGTAATCAAGATGATGGTATAGAATGGTTCGGTGGATCAGTTGATGTCACTAACGTAGTGGTTTGGAATGCAGGGGATGATGCTATCGATACAGACCAATCTTGGTCAGGAACATTGAACAACTTTGTTGTAATAACTCCTTCAGGAAGTTGTTTTGAATTAGATGGACCAGAAGGTAGTTTTGATGCAGGTAAGCACACCATCACAAATGGTACAGTAATTTCAATAACAGATTATAGAGTAATTGGTGGTTCTCTTATCGATGTAGATGAAGAAACGAATGTACATTTATCTAATATCCATTTTATAGGACCCTTTTCAGTAAATAATAGTTACTTAACTATTACAGATGATGAAATAAATAATACAACATTTAATAATGTTACCTTTGATATTAGTGAAGAAAATCTTCCTTTACTTATGGAACAAGGAGGGGAAGTACCTTCAGGTATTTTTTCTAATAATCAAATCCAAACAAATATTTCTGGATTTGAATGGACATGGACTTATATTAAAGGAAATTTAGATTTTTAATAAATACTAATAATTTTTCCATTGAAGCTTGGTTATCCCCAAGCTTTTTTTTATATTTAGGTAAATAAAAATAGTTATGATCAATAAATTATTACTTAAAAGTCTTATAGACAAATATTATCTTGGTGTTAATGATAGTGTTAAATGGGTTATTGAAAATAATACCCTTACAATTGATTTTTCAACACCTAATAAAAGTATAATTGGTAAAGTTACCTGTAGAGATTTCCAGATTGAAGATTGCAAATTAGCTATATTTGATACTAAGAAATTAAGAAACTTAGTAGATATTTGTAATGGTACTTTATTACTGGAATTGGAAAGGGAAGGACAACTATTAACCAAACTAAAAATTATTGATAGTAACTTTAACCTTGATTATGCATTAGCAGATGCCTTACTAATTGATAAAGTAGGTACTGTAAATGCTCCTAATTGGGATGTTAATGTTGAATTAACACTTGAAGATATTAATAATTTGATTAAAGCTAAAAGTGCATTACAAGGTGTTGATAACATGTTAGTATCTACAATTGAAAACCTTGATGGTGATCTAGCTTTGGAATTTAGTTTTGGAGATGAAAGTGGACACAACAATAGAATTGCTTATCAAATTCAAGGTAATATCCAAAAAAGCAACATTAAACTACCATTCAACTCAGATATGCTTAAAATGATTTTACAAGCTAATAAAGATGTAGAAAATGCAACTTTATATTTAAGTGAATTAGGTTTAATGAAACTTACATTTACAAATGAAACAGTAGATAGTGAATATTTTGTAGTAAGAAACGCTGAAGAAGACTTTTAATAATAATGGTAGAGATTAATAATATAAATGATGATGGTTCCTTTATAATAAAATTTAAAGGAAAGGAATATAAAAAAATAGACTTTCATATTAAGGATCTTAATACTGGTTTAGGGGTTCATAATTGGTGGAGTAGTTTTGGACATGAAGGTGAAGAACATACTTGGAGTGTACCTCACTGGGATAAACCTTACAACTCGGGAGTTGAAATATATGGTTATGTAGAAAATGAATTAATATTTCAACAAAAATATCAAAATAAAAAATTAGATACTAAATATTATTTTTCCTCCCCACCACCAGAATTAAATTTTGGTTCTTGGGAAAGTATAATGTATGGGAATGAAAAACAAATTTTATTAAATTCTGATGATATTGTTTATGATTTAGGGGCTAATTTTGGAGCTTATATTATGTGGGCTTTATCACAAAATGTAAAACAAATATATGCTTTTGAACCAACTCCTAAAAATATATCCCATTTGCAAGAAACTTTTAAATGGGATAATAATGTTGAAATTGTAAATAAAGCAATTTCTAGTGAAAATAAAACCCAAACATTCTATACATTTGACCATTCAGTTAGTAATAGTTTACATTATAAAAATGGAAATCCTATAGAGGTAGAATGTATCAATTTAGAACAATATATTAAAAATAATAATTTACCATCCCCAACATTTATTAAATGTGATATTGAAGGATCAGAATATGAGTTTATTAATTCGGTTTCAGATGGGTTTTTATCTCAATTAAGAGGAATGTTTTTAGAATACCATTTAGGAAATGAAGATAATGTATGGAGTATAGTATCTAGATTTTTAAATTTAGGATTTATAGTACAGTCACAAGGACCCCCACAAGGAGGTATGGGCACCTTACTATTTTCTAAAGATTAATATATGTATAAATAAATAGCTGGCTCTAGGGCAAATATTTTAATTTTATTTTTTTAACGAGTAGCTTAGGCACTCACAAACATAATGACATGACAGCATTAGAAAAACAATTTAATGAATTCGATATCCTATATCGTAACCTATTCAAAGCGAATAGTAACTTTTCCCCTTTAAACGAAAAACAACCCCATCCACTAGACATACGTTATAATGAAGATGGCTTGTTTTTTGAAATCGCATGTACTGGCTTAACTAAAGAAGATATTAAAATTGAAGTTGAGCAAGATACACTTCGCATTTCTTACACTAAACCTAAAGATGAAGAAATTGACTACTCAGAGTACATCTATAAAGGTTTAAGTAAAAAATCATTTAATTTAGCTTATAAAATTGCTCCTAAATTTAACTTGGAGAACATCCAAGCACAAATGGAGAATGGATTGCTTGTAATTAATATTGCAGTAGCGGAAGAATCCAAACCAAAACAAATCTCAATCATTTAACTTTTTTGCGCCTAGAGTTTGGCTATTTGAAATATTTTTATTATATTTAGGTAAACAAAAAGTTAGAGTATGATGACTACAACAGGTAGAAACACAATTGTTAGAGATCAAGTTTTGGAACCCTATTATTGCTCCCGTGATAATCATGGTTGGACAATATTTGAAGAAGTAGAGTCTAAGGAAGATAGCACTTATACTAAGGCTGTTTCCCACCCTTCTTCATTTGGTGGCTGTCTTAAAACGATAGCAAAATTAAAAGTACATAATCAAGGTGATTTTGATAGTATCAAAACTTACCTGGAATCTTATGTTGAAGAACACAATAAAATATCAAGTCAATTTAATTTAAGTATATGAAACTAGAAGCGTTATTTAATGCCGTAATAGTAAAACCTATTGAGGCAGAAGAATCCACCTATGGAGGTATTATCGTTCCTGATATGGGGAAAGAGAAAAACGAAATGGGAGAAGTTGTAGCAGTTGGCCCAGGTAAACCAACTATTACTGGAGAATTTATCCCAACAATCCTTAAAGTAGGGGATGTAGTTGTATTACCAACACAAGGATTTACTAAATTACCATATGATGGTGATGAATATTATGTTGGACCCGAAAATCAAGTATTAGCAAAAATTAACAATTAAAAAATAGAAAACAATGCAGGTATATGCAAAAAAAGAAATTCAGTTTGGAGCTAAAGCTAGAACTGAATTAATGGATGGTATTAATACTCTAGGAGATGCCGTAGCTTGTACCCTAGGACCTAATGGAAGGAATGTTTTAATTGACCATTCTGGTTATACTAAAGCTTTAAAACCATCACACACTAAAGATGGGGTTACTGTAGCTAAAAACATTACTGTAGAAGGACTTGTTCCTAATTTAGGAGTTCAAATGGTAAGACAAGCAGCACTTCAAACAGCTGATAAAGCAGGAGATGGTACAACAACCTCAACTGTATTAGCTCGTGAAATGATTAAAGAAGGTTTACAATATCTTAATAATGGTGAAAATGCTGTTGAAATTAAGAGAGATATTGAATCTGCTGTTAAAGAAGTTATTGATACAATTAAATCAGATATTTCCCAAGAAATTTCATCTGAAGAACAACTTAAACAAATTGCTACCATTTCAGCTAACAATGATACTGAAGTAGGTGAATTAATTTCTACTGCTATTGAGAAAGTAGGACAAGATGGAGTTGTTCATATTGAAGAAAGTAAATCTGGTGAAACATTCCTTGAAACTGTAGAAGGTATGCAATTTGATAGAGGATATAAATCACATTTCTTTGTAACCAATAACTCAGATATGAGTTGTACATTGAATGATCCTTATATTTTAATTGCTGATCATAAATTTACTCAAGTAAAAGAATTACTACCAATTCTAGAAAATGTTTCTAATCAAAACAAACCACTATTAATTATTGCTGATGATATTGAAGGTGAAGCATTAGCTACACTTATTGTTAATAAAGCAAGAGGTACTCTGAAAGTAGCTGCTGTTAAAGCTCCTGATTTTGGAGATAGAAAGAAACTTATCTTAGAAGACATTGCTACTGTAACAGGTGGTGTTGTATTTGATAAAGATAAAGGTATGCGTCTTGACAAATTCAGTTGGGATTGGTTTGGTGAAGCAAGAACAGTTACTATCTCTAAAGAACAAACTACAATTGTAGATGGTAAAGGTGATGAAGATGCTATCACTTCTAGAGTTCAAGATCTTCAAAACCAAATCGAAAAGGCAGATACACCTTACGTTATTGAACACTTACAAAACCGTTTAGCTAAAATGGTTGGTGGAGTTTCAATTATTCATGTTGGTGGATTTACTGAAACTGAAATTGGTGAGAAGAAAGATAGAGTAGATGATGCACTTCATGCTACTAAAGCTGCTTTACAAAATGGAATTGTTCCTGGTGGAGGAGCTGCTTTGTTATATGGTTCTAGAAATCTTAAACCAAAGTCAATTGGTTACGAAATTGTTATGAGAGCTTGTCAAAAACCATTTATCCAGATTCTTGAAAATGCTGGTTATAACAATGTAGATGCTCGCATCTTAGCCAATGAAATTCAGAAAAATAAATCAAATTGGACAGGATTCAATATTAAAACTGAAAAGAAAGTAAACATGCTTGAAGCAGGTATTATTGATCCAACTAAAGTAACTTGTACAGCATTAGCTAATGCATCATCAGTTGCAGGTACAATTTTATTAACTGAATGCGTAGTTGTTGAACACCCAGATAATGGCGAAAACGATCCAAAAATAGCTTATGGATAAGAAAGTTGTAGAACATAATGAATTGATTGCTACTAGAGTTCCACCTTCAGATAGGTGGACTCTGGTAGGTGATTCTAATAAGGTAATACATAAATCCTTAACAGATGCCTTACAAGCATATTTTGAATCTACTGGGTTCAAAGGTGCTTACAGATTAGATCCACTTGATAGTAAATTATATGCAATTCATACTGATGAAGTAGAGGTACCTAAAGAAAAACCAAAAACTTACAGTTTGTATGGAGAATTTCAACAGGGTATATAATGGGTTGGATATCGAAAAATAGTTTTGTATATTTAGGTAAATAAATAGTTATGAATAAAGATCACGGGTTACTAGTAGAACGTTACAGACCAATCAAACTAAATAATTATGTTGGTAACGAAAATATTAAAAAAATTATAAACCAATATCTTGAAGTAAACGATATTCAAAATTTTATTTTATATGGACCCGCTGGTACCGGAAAAACAACTCTTGCTAAACTCATTGTTAAAAATCTCAATTGTGATTTTAAGTACATTAATGCTAGTGATGAAAGAGGAATTGATACGATTAGGGAGAAAGTTGCAGGATTTGCGGCAGTGGCTTCTTTTAAACCACTTAAAGTGGTCATTTTGGATGAAGCTGATTTTCTTACTATTCAGGCGCAAGCTTCTCTCAGGAATACAATTGAAAAGTTCTCGAAAACAACAAGATTTATCTTAACTTGCAATTATATAGAACGTATAATTGATCCACTCCAATCTCGTTGTCAAACACTTAAAATAATCCCTCCATCTAAAAAGGACGTAGCTAAACATTTAGCTTGGATTTTAAATGAAGAAAAAATAGCTTATTCAAATGATGATATAAAAATTATTGTTAATAATTGCTATCCTGATTTAAGAAGATGCCTTAACACTATCCAATTAAACACTATAAAAGAAGAGGATGAACTTCATCCTGAACATTCAATAACAACCTTAAAATTGGATAAATCAGTATTAGTATCATCTAATTACATGACTGATATTCTTAAGGAATTAATTAAACCTAAATCCAAATCTCAGTTTAACACTATCAGACAAATCATAGCAAATTCAGGTGTAAATGATTTTGACGAATTATTTAGATACCTATATGATAAAGCTGAAAAATATTTACCTGGTAAAGAAGGAATGGTAGCTTATTATATTAATGAACATAGTTACCAATCAAATTTCAGAATAGATAAGGAAATAAATTGTATGTCTTTAATAAATCAACTTATAAATTTAAAATAAATGGAAAACCAACAACAAATGCAACTGAATGTAGATTTAAAAAATACTACAGCAGTTAAAACTTCAAGTGATGGAGTTGTATTTCAACAAGGAGTAATTCTTCGCAAAGTATCAAAATTTGTAGTAGGAAGTAATGAAGATGCCATTATGCCTATCCCTGTATTTTTTGATCCTGAAACAAGAAAAATACTACCAGATACATTACCACCAGATCTTAGAGACGAATACAAAGATTACACAGTATGATAAAAAATGTATTTGGTTGGGTGACTGAAATAACTACTTCCAAGCGTCCTTGGAGTAGTTTCACACCCCAAGAACAATCCCAATGGAATAGTTATATGGTTCATAGAGTATTGTCTATGACTCCCCAATACATTGAGATAACAAATACTGCTCAAAAAATGCCTCCTACAGATAATATAGGAATATATAAC